CTGGCATCATCGGGACCGCTGGTATCGGAAGCGTGACCGGAACGACCTTGGCGTATGCCGGGATTCTCGAATTCCAGACCGATGTGGCCGCGAACAACGTCATTCCTGTGGCTGGTGGCTATGTCACCACTCCAGTTGTGGCTGGAAAGATGATGGCTCGCAGCAGGTTCAGCAATACCGATACTCCATTGTGGGTAGGGAACATCTGGGATGGGCAGATGGCCGGCTTCCACAGCATGTCCTCGAACCAGATGCCGACTGACAGCATGCTGTTTGGCGATTGGCAGGAAGTGGTGGTTGGCGAGTGGGGCGTCTTGGAAGTTGAAGTGAACCCCTATGCAAACNNCCATGTATTCGCTGGATGTAGGCGTGCGTCGGCCGTTTGCCTTCTCCTACGCATCGTCCATCACTTAGTTGTGTAACACGTAACACGGCTGGCGGCTCAATGCCGCTAGCCGAACGTGAACGGAGGCTGTTCGTGAAAGTTCAAAAATGCAAAGTGCTCAGGGCCTTCATGCTGCAGGGGAAGCGGATAGAAATTGGGGCTGAAATTGAATTGCCTGCTGCGTTTGCCGCTGAACTCAAGAGCGTCAAAAAAGTTGAGTATGTGCATGAGCAAATGAAGCCGCAGGATGAGGTGAAACCTCTCCATGTCGAGAAGCCGAAGGCCCCAGATGCGAATCCTGTGCAAGATTCTGAATCGCCGAAAGGCGGGAAGCCCTCTGTGGGCAAGGGAGGATCTCGGTAATGTTAACACCTGAACTGCAAGCATTGACCGTCACGTCACTGTTAGCTGCTGGAGCGAAAGCAGATACGGCTGCGTTTACGTCGTCATGGATCGATATCCGCGGAGCGGAAGGCGATGTGTGCGTAATTCTGAATACTGGCACTGTGACGGCCGGCAACGTGGCACCTGTAATTGAGACGGCTGAAGATGGCAGCGCAACGGGACTGGCTACTATCACACCGAATGAGGGCGCATTCACGACTGTGACGACTTCGAATGACCCGCTGACTGAGAAGCGGACATTTGATGCGCGGAATAGCAAGGGGTATGTCCGCATTAAGGGCACGGTGACGACTGGGCCTGTTGATGCCAGCGCTACGCTCTTACATCGGAAGAAGTATCTGTAATGTTGCTCTCGGCCGCTGAGGTTCTGGCGATGGTTACGGACCTCGGCGGCGAAGCCCTGGTGTACAAGTCGGTCGCGCCTCCGAGTTACAACGTAGCAACCGGGGCCCCCATTCAGCCAAGTGCGAACTATGCGTTTACCGGAGTCTGGACAGAATACCAACGAGAAGACGTTGATGGGACAGTGATTCGTCCGGAGGATGCGCATATCGTGACAGGAGCCGAAGACTTTCCAGTGACGCCGACTTTGAATGATCAGATTCTTCGCGGGTCAGAAGTGTGGAGCATTATCAGGATATCGAATCAGCCGAATGACCCCTTTCTGGATTTTCAGGTGAGGCGGCAGTGAGCGATTTGGCAACATTCAATAACGCGCTGGATAAGTTCGAAGAAGAAGTCGCGGTGGAACATTCCAATGTTTCGGCAGCGGTCGCCATTCGGCTGTTCGCATTGATCGTCAGCCGAACCCCCTATGCGACAGGGCAAGCGCGTTCATCTTGGCAGATTGCGATTGGAACGCCAAATAAGAATACGAACGTGCGCGGGAAATATCCTCAGTATGCGGATGCGTCTGCGGCCTATGCCCTAGCTACGGCTGAAGGTGTCGAGAAGTTGGCTGGATACAAATATGGGTTGCTAGGAAACAAGCCGGCCATCTGGATCACCAATCGGCTTCGATATATTCCATTTTTGGAGCGTGGCACCAGTAAAAAGGCTCCGCAAGGGATGGTGCGCCTATCGGTTGAGCAAGTGAAGGCTGAGTTCAACCATATTGCGACGCAAGTGGCGAATGGTGGCAAGGGCGGGACGGTCGGTATTTCGGTGAGCTAATGGGGTGGGCGAGTGAGCGCACAGCGATTGAAAGCCGGCTCAATGCCAATTGGACGACGACACCGATTAAGTATGAATGGGCGCCATTCCAAGAAACGCGAAACCCCTACGTTGCCTTGTTCATTCGCAACGGAGACCGCAATCAGATCACGTTGGGCAGCAATCCCACCGTCCGATCCATTTCACTCGTTATCGTGCAAATCTTTGTGCCTCAAGAGCAGGGAACGGCACTCGCCAAGACGTATGCAGATAGTATCGCGGCGATCTTTGATCGAGTGCAAATCGTTACCGCAGACAGCAACCTTATTTCCTTTCAGACGGCCAGCGCGGAAGCGGTGGGAGAGCTTGAAGGATGGTCACAATTCAACGTCACAATTCCATTTACTCGTGACGAGAATTAAGGGGATCTAAACCATGGCGAAAGCAGAAGCGAACCGCGTTGGGCTGTACTACTCCAAGGAAACGACATGGGCGGAAACTCCCGCTACTCCGGTCATGACGGAATTTCCATATACCGGGGAAGCCTTGGTCCACAAGAAAGACACGGTATCCAGCGCAACCATTCGGGCGGATCGCAATACCGATACGTTGGCGGAAGTGGGAGCAGGCGCGGAAGGCGAAGTCAATTTCGAACTGAGGAATAGCGATTATCTGCCGTTCATCGAGGCCGCACTTGGCAACCTGTTCACCACGTTTTCCTATACTGGTGGAGGGTCCGCTGGCAATCTGCAATTCACTGGCAATGACATCGTCGGACCGGCTTCGACCTGGGACACGCTGGTTGTTGGTCAATACATCAAGATTACGGGTTCTGCTTCGAATGCGAATGACGGTGTGCGCAAAGTCACCGCGAAAACATCCACGAATCTCACGTGCGACGGATCGGCCTTTACGGCGCAGAACAGTTCGACGGCTGTGATCACTGGGAAGGTGGTTCGTAACGGGACTACGAAGATGAGCTTCCTCTTGGAGAAACGGTTTTTGGATATCTCCAAGTTTCAGTATTTTAAGGGTATGCGCGTGGGCCAGATGCGCATGAACGTGGCGAGTAAGCAAGTCATCACTGGGTCTTTCTCGTTTATGGGGGCTGAGGGAATTCCTTCAGCCACCACGATTGGAAATGCATCGAGTACCGCGAAGAGTTCTGACCAGATTATCAACGCAACCACAAATATTGGCAGCTTGTATGAGGGTGGCTCGGCTCTGACTACTGGGATTAAGTCGATCGATTTCACGGTAAACAATAACCTTCGTGCATTGGATGGTATCGGCTCTCGCGGTCCTTTGGATATCAACCAGGGGTCCATGATGATCGAAGGCACGATGCAAGCCTACTTCGAAGATATTGTTCTGCTGAATAAGTTCTACAACCACACGTCCAGTTCATTCTCGATGCGCCTTACTGATGCTGGCGGCAAGATCATGATTGTCACCTTCCCGAAGCTGTATTACTCGGATGGGAATCCCCCGGCCGGTGGAATCAATACAGACGTATTGCTGCCATTGAAGTTTCAAGCGATCTACGACGCGACCACGGCTTGCCAAATTCAGATCGACGTTCTGTAAAGGGAATTATGGACCTGTTTGCCAAGTATAAGACCGACGAATCGAAAGAGCGCGAAGGTGTCTGGGTTCCCCTGGATGGGGAAGGCCGGATTCGAATCGCGCGCACCAACAATCCGCTGTATCGGGAAGCCATGGTACGCAAGGTTAACCGGTACAAAATGGCGGCGAAGTCGAAAGTCATTCCGGAGGATGACTGGATAACGATTGTGAATGAGCTGATTGCCGAAACCATCCTTGTGGACTGGGAAGGTATCACCGAAAAAGGGCAACCGCTCCCATACAGTGTGGAGAATGCCAAGCGTGTGCTGGCGGAGTTGAAGGACTTCCGAGAGATGGTCTTGTCCATTGCCGACAATATGGACAATTTCAAGGAAGAACTCGATGAGGGCACCGAAAAAAACTCCGTGAGGCCCTAGTCTGGTGGCAGACCTGGGGCCAGCAAGTCGAATTCCTGGAAGGGTTAGCAGAAGAGCTAGGGCGTGAACCTCCGGCATTACAGAACAGGCCGAGACTGAATGAGATCGAGCAATTCTATTGGGATATTTACCAAGACCTTAGCGCCGGCAGGCAGTCCAATGGGTTCGGGCCGTGTCCACTCTCCCTCGGAGATATCCTCTCCATGGCGGACCTGTATGCAGTGCGGAGTCACGATGCGAAGCTCGATCTTGTGCGCGTCATGCGGGCGATGGATCGAACCTATTTTGAACACGTAGCGAAGAGTCATGGCTGAACTCGACGTAGCAATTAATCCATCTGGTGCAGTCCGTGGCGGCAATGTCGTCAAGCAGATCATGCGCGACATCAAGGATGCGGCGTCTGGTGTGCAGGGCAGCATGGTAAACCTTGGTGCAACATTTGGGCGCGTCATGGGGACAGGGCCAGCCCTGTTTGCGACGGCAGTTGGCGCAATGGCGGTAGCGGCCACTGTCGCAGCGAAAGCCACGGCCTCACATATTGCCGAAATCCAAAAGTTCGCCTTAACGACGAATCTCTCTACTCGTGAAGCTCAGTTGTTCGCATCCATGGCGAAACAGACTGGAACGGATATCGGCGGGCTGTCTGGTGGGATGAGCAAGCTCAACGAGAACTTGCAAGGCGCGGCGAAAGGATCTGGCGAATCGCAACGCCTCTTTGGAGCGTTGGGTATTTCGGTGAAGGATACCAACGGACAAGTGCGAGGAACCGGGAAAGTCTTTGAAGAAGTCGTTAGTAAGTTGGGCGACTTCAAGGACGACTCAACCAAGACGACGATCATTTCGAAGCTGTTGGGCGATGAAATGCAGCAAATGGCGCGGATGGGGAAACAGGGCTTTCAAACCCTATCCAATGAAGCGCGCTTGATGAATGCGATTCTCGGGGAAGATTCCGTACAGGCGGCTGAGAAGTTCAATCAGCATATCGCCCGAACGAGCACGATCCTTGAGGCGTGGAAGCTGTCGATCGGTGAGCATGTCTTGCCGTATGTGAATCAACTTCTCGCGGCGATGAATAAGTTGGTGACAGGGCGCGACCTGCCTGAACTCCCAGAGGGTGGCAGTGCGAGTGGGAAAAAAGGATTGGTCATGCCGGCTGATCCTGGGCAGTTGCGCAGCCTTCTCGATGCTAAGACCCAACTGCTAGTGAAGGACGCAGACGCGCAGATTAATTTGGAGTCGAAGACGTTGCAGACCATTACCAAGCTGTGGCAGGACTCGTTTGATCAGCGCGCCATTAGTGAACGGGAAATGGTGGAGAACAACTTCGTCAATCAGATCGAGCTGATCGACTACCAAATCCGGATAACAAACCGGTTAAAGGGGATTGAGGCAGAACGACTGGAGCAAAGCCTGAAGTATGGCGGGCTGACGAAGGAACAGACGGACCTCTTGATTGAACAGAGCAAGGCGCGGCAGCAGGATTTAGACATTCAAAAAACGGCGCTTAGCACGCAAGCCTTCAATGCGCAAAAAGAGCATATGTCTACGCTGTCCGTTGTCGGAGGACGCGAGCAGGAGACGCACGGCACGTCAACAACCGATGCCCTCATTTCCAACTTCCAAATCGAAATGGATCTTCGCCATCGTGAACAAGACGACGCACAGGCTTATTATTCCAACCTGCTGAAGTTCCAGGAGGCTTACGGCACGTCACGCGAAACCATGATGACGACCGAGTATGACTTGGTGCGGGCGAATCTGGCGAAACAGCTCGATGTGAACCAGGAGACGGCAGAGAAGGTCCTGAACGCCTGGAGGAATAACGATCATATCCATGCCGCGGAATTGCTGGAAGGTACGCAAAAGACGTGGGATCAAGTCACCGCAATTATGATGGGCGCCATGGCCGATCAGCGGGCGGTGTCGGAGAAATATTCTGACGATTTCTTTGCAGGCTTTGCAAAAGGCATGAAGAAATATGTCGATGATCAATCCATGCTTGGTCTTGGAGTCGATCAGGCGAGACGAGTCGCGCAAGGCATGGAGCAGGCCTTCGGAAGATTCTTCTTTGATGCCATGGAGGGCCGGATCCAGTCATTCAAAGACGTGGTGCAAGGGCTGGTGGATTTCTCCAAGCAGATCATTTCTCAGTTGGCGAGTCAGCTGATTACCAATTCGATTCTTCGCGGACTGACAAGTGCCTTCCCGTCAGCGTTTGGTGGTGGGTCTATCGGTGGGACCGTTGGACCGGCTGGGGATGTGGGAGGATTCGCCTTGCGCGCCATGGGCGGGATTTCGGCCTTTGCCTCTGGCGGGATTGCGACACGCCCGATGATGCGATGGGCTGGCGGTGGGCTGAATCTCATCGGGGAAGGCCAATACAACGAAGCGTATGTGCCGTTGCCGGATGGACGCACGATCCCAGTGACACTGAAAGGGATGCCCTACGGCAATCCATCGTCCATGGTGTCTACCATGTCCATGCCAGTGACGGTGAATGTCCATAACGAAGTGGGCGGGGAAGTGGAAACGACCACCTCGCGCGGATCAGACGGCAACCCGCAGATCGATGTCTATATCAAGAATGTCGTCAAGCAGGGGATGCGGAACGGGGAGTTTGACCAGTCGATGAAACAATTCGGCTCGAAACGTCAGCCGGTGAGGCGCTAATGGATAGCTGGCCTGGCGCATTGCCGACTCGACCCTTAGAGGACGCCTACGAAGAAACGTGGCGGGACTCTCAGGTGCGCTCAAGTATCGAAGGCATGCCATTAGTGCAGCGGCAACGTTCGCCAGGATATAGCAAGCCGATGTCGGTGACGTTTGAGTTCACAAACACGCAGCTGGAGGCGTTTCAGTCATTCTACCGGACCACACTCGGTTTTGGGGCGATTCCCTTTTCCTGGACGCATCCGCGCACTGGGGCGAGCATTCGCGCGCGGTTTATCGGTGGTCAGTCACCGAAGCACTCGGCCATCGGCTATGACACCTACCATAGCACCTGCATGGTGGAGGTGATGCCGTGAGTCTCGGAAGCGGATCGTTAGGCAGTGGATCGTTAGGCAGCGGTGGGACAGGGGTACTCGCGCCTCCACCGTTTATTCCGCCCGCACCTCCGGTGGTGCTGGATGTCTGGCCGGTGGGATTGCCGCAAATCCCCTTGCGGGATGGCTATTCAGAGACTGAGCCAAATGTCATCAAGCGCACGGACATGGATGAAGGACCCGCGAAACAGCGGCCGAGATTTACTGTCGGCATTCGTCCATTCCTTGTGCAGCTTGAGATGGACATCGATCAAGTGGCGATCTTTGAGACATTCTACGAGGACACCTTGAAGGATGGCACCTTGCCGTTTACGTGGAAGCATCCACGGACTCAAGTGAATACGGATTTCTATATTCGCCAGACGCAGAAAGTGAAGATGCAAGGAGCAAGGAATTATCGTGTAACCATGGCGCTGGAGGTGATGCCGTGAAGAGAGTGTTAATGGGACTAATGCTGCTTTCATCGCTATTTCTATCTAACGTGTCACACGCGGGATACGCGGAAGGCACGCCGTTTTCTGCCGGGAACACGAATACGACACCCGCACCTGATGCCTACGGGCAGGTTGTTCGTATCGTTGGGGGCAGCAAATGTAAGGCGACGGCGGCTCCGCCCTCGTACTCTGAGGGCGATGAGGTGCCGCTCTCCTGTGAGCTTGACGGTGATTTGCGAACAAATGCGACCGGCGGTGGCGGCTCCGGCGATGCCTCGCTGGCAGAGCAGCAAACGCAAACCGGTATTCTCGGAACTATCGATGCGGACACCGGCACGATTGCAGGGGCGGTCAAAGCGGAGGATGCCGCGCACAGTTCAGGCCATACCGGCATCCCGTTCTTGGGCGTGCGGAATGATTCTGCCTCCACAAGCCTAACTGATACGAACGGCGACTACACTCCGATCGCCACGGATAGCAATGGGCGCCTGTTTATCAACGCTATTTCATCGATATTCTCTGTTACCCCCGGCACAACTACGACCGCCCTCGGGAAGGCGGAAGATGCCGCCCACGCTTCAGGCGACACCGGCGTGATGTCACTGTGCGTGCGCCAAGACACCGCCGCCGCGTTAGCTGGTACCAATGGCGATTACATCCCCTGTACGACGGATGCCACAGGGCGGATGTGGACGAACACCGAACTCCCTGACGCCGCGGCCCTTGCTGACGGCACATCAAACCCGACCACGACCGGGGTGGCGGCCTACAGCATGTGTTTCAACGGCACCACTTGGGATCGCTGTAAGGGCACCTCGACCCTCCACTACGCCACCTCCGCTGCATCCACGAACGCAACGAACGTCAAAGCTTCCGCAGGCACGGTTTCAACCATCTCCGTCGTCAACACGACGGCCACATTGTATTACCTGCGTATGTATAACCTGGCGTCCGCGCCGACCTGTTCCAGCGCAACAGGGTTTGTGAATACCATCCCGATTCCCGCCTCAACCTCGGGGGCAGGTATCGTCATCCCCATCACACTCCCGCATGCCTATACAACCGGCATCGGGTATTGCCTCACTGGTGGGGGCAGCAGCACCGACAACACCAACGCGGCTACCGGCGTCTATATCAACATATGGTACGAGTAATGCAACATATTCGACTCCTAGCGGTGCTCATCTGTGTGGCGTTAATCGGCATGACCGGCAAACCAGGCATGCGGATGGCTGGAGTCGGCGGCGTGACAGGGGGTGGAGTGCCTCAGTCGTTCGTCGAAACTCTCTTGACGGATACTACGACCCGTACCGAAACTCCGATGTCCCGGCAGGTCAAACGACAGCCGTCTATGACTATCGAGGAGGCATCGATAACACCGATCGCGAGCCAATGGGCATAAGCACGATGGTGACCAGTATGACCGCAGCAGCCCACACGATCAGCGTGGATGGTAGTGTCGATTCGGCTACCGGCACTCCGGCAGCACTGGAGCGGACGATCTGGGCGATTCCAATGGAGCTGGCGGCAGCGGCCTCATCGACCGGCTCGCGCCTGATGCTGATGGGAGTGGGGCGATGATCAACCAAGGAGGATCTATGTCATTCAAAACCCTGTGCCTGATGAGTCTGTGCCTGTGCGTAACGGTGGTGATGAGCGGGTGCTCTCCGTATTTCCGCACCCATAATTTGGGCGATGACACCATTCAAGAATACATCCAGCCGGCAAAGTTTTTGGCTGGGGGGTTTGTGGATCGGGTGAAATGCCCTACGGCAAAAATGAAAAAGCATCCAAGCTCTGGTGAGATGGTCTGCCCGGGAACGGTCGGAAGCGATGCCTATCTTGCCTGGCAAGTGAGCGTGGACGAAAAGAAGGACAGCTATGGCGACAAGGCGTTGTCAGCCGCGATGCACGGCATGTCCTTCCTGCCTGCTGCTGCGGTGATTGGTGTCTCTATGCCAAGTACGAACGTGAATCAGTCTGGCCCGACTATCAATGAGACGTTCTCCACGAAGTATGTAGGGAAATAAATGAACGCACGTCGCTCAATACTCATCCTTTGCCTACTCGCGGTCTCTCTGTGCGCGCTGTCTCCCATGGCAGACGCGGCCATCGAGCCGAAGGCCAACTTTGCCAAGGCGACCTTGATTCAAGGGTATGCGGCAGGAGTCACGACCATTGCTGTGACAACCGGCCAAGGGGCGCGGTTCCCTTCGACCTATCCCTACAAGGTGACATGGTACGACTGCTCGACCTACACCTCGGCTACAGATGACCCCACACGCGAGATTGTCCAGGTCAATTCGAAGCCGACCGCCGATTCATTTTCGGTGACACGCGGGCAAGGAGGCACTTCGGCGGTCGATCACAATACCGGAGGCAAAACATACTGTATCGAACAGGGAATTTATGCGAGCGACTTCACCGATATTCAAAGCGCGATCGATGCTGGGGCGGGTGGACCGCAAGACATTAATAATATGATTGCGGCGGATTTGCAGGCGTCCCTCGCAGCCGCCAATACCGCAGCAGCCGGGAAAACCCTACGCATTACCGATACGCAAACTGCCACGGCGGACATTACGTTTTCAGCCTCGACTATGCTCTGGATTCCATGCCCTGGGAAAATATCCTGGACCGATGGACTCAACGTCAACTTCGATCGGCCTGAGCAGATTCAGGCAGGAGATTGTCAGATCTTCGATGCCAAGGCGGGGGTGCATTTCGCCAAGGGTGGAAAGATCAACCCCAAATGGTGGGGCGCATCCGGCAGCGCGGCAGCATCCACCAATCAAACGGCGTTTGAGCAAGCCATTCTCTCATTGCCGTCTGGGGATGATATTCAGAGCACCATTCCGGTGCTTGAGCCGTATCAGGTCACCGGCACCTTGCTCTCCCAAAGTCGCAATTTCGATGTCCTGTGCAATGACCATGGCGGGGGATTCATTCTTACGACCTCGGCGACGAACCGCGACTTGTTCCGCTGGACCGGCACCACGAAACGGCAGACGGTTGACGGTTGCTACCTTAAGACCTCCTCGACCATTGTAACTGATCTAGCCATGAAGGCATGGACTATCGATCGCGGAAATGCGATTTCATCCATGCCGACCGGATCAAAATTTGTCTTTACCAATAACAAGGTGGAAGGGTTCAACTTCGGTCCTTACATCGATGGAGGGGTAGAGTCATCTTCGACATTCTTTGTCGATCAAGTCCTGATAGAGCACAACACCATCAAGACTGGTGGCTCTGGAGGGGCCAATGCGGTTAACGAAGGCATCAATCTGCTTCGGGTAAACAACGCGATTGTTCGACACAATATCCTGAACGGGGATAGCAAGTCCGAACATTGCCTGTACGCGATCCATCCGCGGAACCTCGATTTCAGCGGGAACGAATGCTACGGGTATGTGAACGAAGCGATCAAGCTCAAGACACTTTCGACCTATGCCGGGCATGTGAACCCGAAAGCCTGGAAGCTCGATCATAACGACCTGCACGATAACGAAGGGTCCGTCCTGGTTGAGGCCAATCAAGGGTATGTCCTTCCGCTCATCTCTCTGAAAGATACCGTCATCCGAGATGATAACGGCTCGCGTGGCAGCTCCACGGCTGTCCTGATTCAAGCCATTGATACCTCCGTCATTCGGGAAATCAATCTGAATGGCTTGCAGATTACGAACGCGGCGAAAACTGGCGTGTTGATCAATGCCAGTGCCGGGGCCACGATCGAACGGGCAGATGCGCACGCGCTTCAATTCTATAACTGGTCAACGAGTTCAGCCGGCACCTATGCGGCGATCCACTCGAACTCAACCGGGACCAAGCGGAATATCTCCGTCAGCGGACATTTCAACGGCAATTCCAACGGTCGCGGGATCTTTGGGGTGGACTTTGAAGATTACTGGACCTTCATTCAGGCCGGGGACGCCGAAGCGTTGAATACCTTTTTCGCAGATGATACCCGGTGGAAGATGCATGTCGGGCGATCGACCTCACGCATCCCGCTGGTCGGCAAGCACTATCAAAGCGGCGCGCAAGTCGCGACGGCGGCGAATACCACAGAAACCACACTCGCCACTGTGCCGATTCTCGCCCAATCGTTGACCGTCATTGAGAACGGCTTCAAGATTAAAGCGTGGGGCACGTTCGCAGCGAACACGAATACCAAAACGCTGCGCGTCAAATTCGGGTCAACCACGCTCATTCAGAACGATAAGACCACGGCGCCCAACGGGGTTGATTGGATGGTGGAGGTCTATATCCTCTACCGCTCGAATAATGTCATGACGATCAGTGCGCAAATGCAGGTAGACTGCGTGAATCAGACGCCGAATAGTGTAGTCGTTGGGGAGGATGACGATACCGATCTCGATTTCCTCATCACGGGTCAGAACGGTACCGCGAGCGCGAACGATATCACCAAGGAAGGCATTGTCGCCTTTCATATGTCCTGAGGTATTCCATGTTACACAAAGCACTGAGTGTACTCATATTGCTGCTATGTGGATCGGCGGCCTTTGCGCAAGAGGCGCTATTGGCCCCAAGTTGCATCCGGGTCATCGCCTCCACTGACACGGACGCCACGATTAAATTTGAGCCGCATGGCGGGGAGTCGTTCGAAGCGGAACGCTACTACGGTGGGCGATGGGTTTCGTACCGGGCGTCGATTATTACCAGTGGTGAAAAGCATAGCCTCACGGTGCCATTGTCAAAAAATCTGATGAACATTGTCCGCGTGTGCGCGATCTCTGGTGCTGATCGTGTCTGTTCGAGCGAGGGGATTTATGCGAAACGGTAAAGCCTATCTATTCGCTATCATATCGGTATTCATTCCGGCGTATTCATTTGCGTTTTGTGACAATCGTCCGCAAGGGGCCACGGTGCTGCTGGATTGCCCGTTCACGGATTCGAATTGCGGCGGGCGGCTTTGGGAGCTATACCCTGGAGCGGGGCAAATCGTGACCGATTTGTCCGCTACCGTGTCTCCCCCTAGTGTCAATGCATCGATCTTACGTGCCGGGCAAACCACTGGCGGCCAGCAAACGATCTGGCCAAAACCTGGGACCGCCGCTGTGCAACCTCTCAGCAATCTGTATGTATGCTTTCGTTGGAAGATGAATGACAAGTTTGTGGGGTATAGGGTGGCTAACAAGGTCGTGTTCTTGGCGGCGCAGGACTTTACCTACGGACATATAAGTGTCAACGGGTTTTTTGGCATCCGCCCATTTAATACGTCAAATTATCCCACGATTCAGCCGATGTATTGGTATTTTGGCCCCAATTCGGCTACGCAATTTTGGAACAACGATCACACGTGTGCCTTAGACTTTGGACTGGAGTGTAATCCCAACGTGACGGCAACTCCGGTGAGTCAAGACACGTGGTACACCATTGAACTGTACGGCATTGCGTCGTCGTGTAACACATGCCGTAACGGGACGATTAAGTGGTGGGTGGATGGTGTCTTGAATGGGAATTACACCGACATGAACTACGGCGACACCATCCTCAATGAGTGGCAGATCAACCACACTTGGGATAGATCAGTCACCTGTGCTGCTCGGGATTGTACCTACGATCAAATTCACTATTTTGATCATGTAAAAATAGCCTCTGTGATTGGATTGCCAGCAGGGGCAAGTGTAGGAAGTGGTGGAACTACTCCTCCGTCTCCACCTCCATCTCCCACGCCTCCACCTCCATCTCCCACGCCTCCCCCTNNCGCCGGGAACGGTCAGCGATTTAGCGGTCGTTCCATTGTCGAGCACAACCGCGCGTGTCACATTCACGCAGCAGAATGACGGCACAGGAGTTCCGGCAAAGTATGACAACCGGCTGGCCGTCTCGCCGATCAGCTGGGGCGCGGCCTCCAGCGTGACAGGGGGGCCGTGCGCCTCCCCCTATGCGCCTTCTGGCATCATCGGTAGTCAGGTCTCCTGCGATCTCTCCGGCTTGACCCCTGGCCAATCTTACCAGATGCAGAATGTGGCGTTTCGTGGGACGATGAATGCCGGAGCCACGTATGGCTCACTCGGCAATATCGCATCGTTCACCATGCCCAGTTCGAACGTGC